GGGGCTTACGCTCTACCATAACAAGCGACTATTTTCGCTGATTATTAAATCATCGCTAAACTTTGGGCTAAAATTAGCAAAATCATAAGAATTCCGCCACTTTTTGCAATTTTTTTGTTTATTGCTCGGTCTAGTGAGTACACCGGACCCGCCTTTATTTCTTGTATGTCCTTTTGTATCTCGTCTACTTTGCTTTCTAACGACATCAAACGGCTAGTATTTTCATACGGTTGACGTATGTAGCCAACGATTTCACCTATTCTTCCATCCTGTCGGTCCATTCTAGTTCGGAGGCTGTCAAGCCTTTCTATTATGGCCCTGCCCTCGCTTGGCTCCATTGTTCTTACGAGTCTTTTTACGATGTTTTAACATTACCCGCGTAGATATAAACAAAAAAATAAAGAACAGTGCTTCGGCAAAAATAGCGATAAGAACTATACTACTATTGACGTAGCCGGGTACATCTAAACAAGCGGTTTGTGCTTCATCGTAACACATTTGAAAATCTTCTTTACCTTTGAGAGCAGACCACAGTGCCGGTAGGTCTAAAGCATTTATTTTCATATTTAGTAATTATTTAAGTTTCCAATCAAGGTTTGCATGAATTGTTTTTATTCTTTCAATTTTCTTCTGAAAAAATTAATGCCTTTACGTCTGTTGGTTTTTTTAATTGTTTTTTTGTTTCAAAGATGTTTAAGAAAATTAGGAAGAACCCTAAAGACATTAAAGAAGAAAAAAAAGAATTGTGCATTTAGCCTTTACGTCTATTTGTTATTTCTTTTAGTAGGCCACAAAAACTATAAAAACAATAGACTGACCCCATCCCTTTATTAAGTAACATAACTCATTGTGTTTTATGACAGGTAAAACGGGCGTCAAGGTACGCGCAGTTTATATTGCTGAACTAATTGAAAAATACATAAACAACGGTTGGCACAATATTGCTGAGTTTGCTAGATTTTTGTCTAAGGTTGATGAAAAACAAGGCAACGAAGCCGCTTGGAGAATGAACATAAATAGATACATGAAAACAAATAATCTTGAGTCTTTACCAAAACCTGCGGAATTTGCTGACGAAGAAGATGGGTGGCTAAGTGGCGAAGATTATTACTACGATAAACACAACGATAGATACATTACGTCATTGAAAATGACAGGCAGTATGGTAGTAGTCGATGGCGACACACACCGTATGATGAAAAATGCTTACAGTGATTTTACAGGAAAAGGTTACACAATTAGTCAAATGGCTCTAAAGTTTGGATTTCCTCGACAGTGGATTTCTGAATACGTAAAGGTGCATAAGTGGAAGCATGAAATGGACCCATACACTGACGAAGATATGCTTACTCGTAATGTAGATGATATGATAGATGACATTATTGAAAAACAGCGCATGGGTTTTATGAAAAAAGCAGAAGCAAAGATGATGCGTCAAATGAAAAAGGATGCAGAGGCATTCAACGAATTAGACTACTACTTGTTAAATGAGTTCCGTAGTCTTTTGGCAGATGTAGATTTTTCTGCTAGGTACAAACCAATCAAGTTAGAAACTCCTATCAGTGAATATGTAGCGGTTATATCCCCTACCGATTTTCATTGGGGTAAATATGGTTGGGAAGATGAGACAGGAGAAGCATATGACTTTGGTGTTGCTCGCAGTCGCTTGATTTCTAAAACACAAAATCTAATTGGTAGATTGCCGGGTCAACCTGAAAAGATTATTGTTCCGACAGGTAGCGATTGGTTTCACATTGACACTGACTTTGCTACAACAACAAAGGGTACACCGCAAGACGTTGCTGGTAGTCCGGGTCAAATCATGATGAGTGGTTGCGAAATGGCCCGTGAGCATATTGAGATGCTAAGAGCAGTTGCTCCTATACAAGTAGTCTTTATGCCGGGCAACCATGACCGTATGAGCAGTCTAGCACTTATGATGTATCTTAGCGCGGTATATGAAAATGCAGAAGATGTGGACGTAGTTATCAACGCCAGCACACGCCAGTATATTGTTTGGAAGGAAAATCTGTTGGGCTTTACTCATGGTGATTCTATCAAGCCGGATAGACTTCCTAGTTTGATGGCGCAAGAGCAACGTAAAGAGTGGGGTCTTTGTGAAAATCACGTATGGTTTCACGGACATCTGCATCATAGGTCTTTGACTGAAAGTAATGGTGCGTTTGTAGTACAGTTGCCAAGTCTAGCAGGTACAGACAGGTATCATGCACGACACGGCTATCGTTCTCGTCCGGGTCTGTGCGCTCATATTATTGATTGCGAACAAGGATTAGTTGGGAGTTTATATGCTCCGGTGATGGAACATGAAGAGTAAAAGTCCTAAATTACGCCGATGTAATAGTTGCGGCAAAGAAAAGGTGCTTTGCGATACTAAATGTATAGTCTACAAAGAAGGTAAAAGAATATACTGTGGATATATGAGGGTGGTACGAAATGAATGATTTTCAACAATTCCAATGTTCTTTATGTAGTATTTACTTTCGTGAAGTAATGTGGCTTGATGGAAAGGTTGTTTGCTTTGAATGTGTTAAAGATTGTGTTAGATTTCAACTAGGGGGAAGATACTAATGGAATGGGAAGCAGTTGTATGTCGCTCTTGTGGTTGGGCAGCAGATAGAATGATACGCGCCAAAGCATTAAAACGAATATGTCCTTACTGTGGCGAAAAGGCTCTTGGGCCAAGGTAGGTGCTGTTATGTCTAATAACTCTGCTTTTGCTATGGCTAGAAGTAAAGGTAGTATTGAGTATTTTTACAAGTGGTTGGGCTACACATGGGGTGACCACATTGGAGAATGGATGGATATGTACGGTAAAAGAGAAGGAGCGCAAGTTCACCGTGTTTGCATTATTGCACCAAGGGACCATAGTAAATCTACAACTCTTAGAGTAAAGTTACTACACCAATGTTTATTTGAAAGATGGCGTGAAAAACCTTTTACCATTTGGTTATTTTCTGCTAGTAAAGATTTGGCTATACGTCGTCTTGAAGAAATACGAGAAGATATGAAGAGGCATCCTGAACTTAGTAGGTATCTTGACCCACGTAGAGGTAACAAGTTAGAACTACGCTTTACTAACGGCGCATGGATTCGTGCTACTAGCGTAGGGTCTGCTATTCGTGGTGAACATCCTGCGGCAGTCGCATTCGATGACGTACTAGATGATATGGGTGATTTGAACCCCGGTGTTACCCGTGACTGGTTTCGTAAGAAAATTACGCCAATGTTAAGTCCCGGTACTAGCATTTATGTGGTTGGTACTCCTATGAGCATGAATGACCTTTATCATACTGAGATGTTAGAAAATGACGCATGGAAATCTGGTACATGGTCTGCTATCAAAAATTGGGATGAGTGGAAAGAAGATGCAGAAAATAATCCAGCACAAGAGTTGTGGCCTGAATATAGACCTATTGAGTTTTTATTAGAACAAAAACAGGCTATGGGCGAGTTATCTTTTGTACAAGAGTATCTGTGTAGAGTTGTAGATGACGAAGCAGCCGTGTACCCGCGTATGCTTATTCGTAAGAACTTAAACATGAACGGTTTGCTTGAGGCAGAAAAAATACACAACTCTCGTTATGTTATTGGTTTTGACCCCGCACATGGGTTGGGTCGTGACTATTCGGTAATTGTGGTAGTACGTCAAGATTCCGAGGGCTTTGTACACTTTGTAAATATGTGGCGACGTAATGACTTCCCACCAGATAAACAGGCTGATGTTTTGATTGACATGGTAAAAAGATATGGCAACGCACCATTAGCAGCAGAAGATGTAGGTTTTCAGCAGTTGTACGAAAGTTTGCTGGCACAAAAGGGTGCTACGATAGATTATCGCAAAAGTCGCGTTAGTAATCGCGTGTTGAAGCAAGGTCTGATGAATAGACTGCGAGTTTGGTTTGAGCGTGAAAAAATAATGTTTCCTTATGGTGATGACGAAACAAGACGCACAGTAAATATTTTGCTTCAAGAATTAGAGACTCATGCGTGGCGCGAGGGCAACATTGTAGACTTGGGCAAGCACAACGACGCAGCGATGGCATTTGCACACGCAGTAGACCAGTTACAGATTCCAACAGGCAACATAGCCGTTGCGATGGGTTCTCTATCCGGCGGCGAGTGGATAGGCGGTAGCAAGAAAAATACGTTGCCAAGACGCGGTAGTTCTGGTATAGGCGGAGTTACAAGACGACGTAGAGTATAAATACTTGGTTTCAAAAATTTTGTAAAAAATTTTGAGTGGCACTAAGCATATGTACAGACGGCGACTTTCAGATTTTTGGCAGGAAATAGTTATATAGTACCTAAAAAAATGGTATATCATGCGAGGTAAAAACGTATTAGTGAATATGATAACGAACGCCACAGGGCTGAATGAGGTCACCCCTAATTCTAACCTTCAAGTTCTCGGAGAGACTATTCTTGAGACTCTCGGAGAAGTTACCGAGAAGACCGAGTTCTTGACACTTCGTCAAGTTGCTAGAAGTCGAGTCATCGGTTACAGTCCACGACAGCGAATCAAGACAGTTATGAATAAGTTGAATGACATTAGTGTCACAGTAATTGATTCAGATACTATCAAGGGTTCACAGAAGTTCAATGAGTTGCATCCTTCCGCTTTTGGTGTTGTGGCTCATGGTGATGACAATAAGAACCGAGTAGTTAGGGAAGCACCTTACAGAGTAAGCGGTATGAGTAACATGAATCAACGTGGTCGAACTGGTGTACACACTTCCAACCTAGACAAAGGGCTTCACTATTCAGAGCGTTTCTTATGCTCTTGTGGTACTACATTCCCATTGAATTCAATCATATGCCGTTCATGTGGCTCAACGCTTGATGAGGATGTTCATGAAGTCGTCCATCGTGAATCTACAAGAAACCACACACGACACGCTCAACACCTTATCTTAGCCCTAGATGGTTATGGTCGCCCATATTTTTCGATTGGCCGTGTTGAGTTCCAAAAGGGTAAGCAACGCACTAAGGCAGGTCAAGCATACAGAGGCACTCAATGGACTGACTGCAAGCAGATGACCTTCTTCATTGAAGGTGCTAAGGTTGAACAGTACCTAGGTACGAACTTCAATGAGAGCGGTATCTATTGTACTCCTGTCAAGGTATTCGTTACCCGCGATTACTTCAACTATCGAAGTCAAGGGGGTGAGCAATAAATGGAGAAGTATGATGGGGCTTCGGCCCTTCATTTTCTTTCCCATAACTTTGAGGGTCATGAGATTATTTCGGTTACTATGTGGGGAAATCCTAAGATTCAACACGATGTAGTTCAAGATATTTTGAATGAGTCAACCGAACAATATGAAAGAGCGTGGCCTTTAGGTGGTAACATTAGACTATGTGTTGAGAATATGGGTGAATATGAGCCGTGTGTTTATCACATCGCTATTTACTATGAGGAAATCCATGATGTTGATTCTCTTCTTGATGAGTATGCACGTTTGAAATGGAGTATGTATCGAGATGAATGCAACTGTGATGAATGCCTTGATTCTTATGAAGAAATGGCCGATGATGGTTATACTTACAAATACTGTTCAGAATGTGATTTACCTTTGAAATATCAAACCGATGAGCCGGAGTCGCCGGACCAAGGAGGTGATGAATAATGACTAACTCAAATGATAAAATCGTAAGAAGGGATTGGCAGATGAACGCTAAGAATGTTTCAGAATTAAATGAAGCAGTTGAAACAGCCGTTAAATTGCTAGACGAACCTTACCCATCAGGCAGCGTAAGAGCAGCACAGAAGTTGATGGAGGCGTTGATATTAGCAGGTGTAACAACTGGAGCAATTGGCTCTCTAGGAAGTGCTGCAAATGCTTTTTCAATAATACTTCAAAATCCTGTGGCTCTTAACATGGTAGCCCGTAAGGTATGGTGGGGTGAAGAAATCAAAACTCTTACTTCTGACGACATGAATATGTACTTAGCATAAGGAATAAGGGTATTGAATGAATGACCAAAATAGGAGGATAGTAAGAAGTTGAAACCCGCGAATCAAAATGAGAGCCAAAGTCGTCTTCGGGCGCATGGGGGCTTCGGCCCCCATATTTTTTTTGCATTTTTTTTAATGGACAAAAAATATTGCGGCTTAGTATATGGACAAAAAAAGACAAAAAATATTGGACAAAAAAAAATAAAACACAGACAAAAAAAGTATAAAAAACATACAAAAAATGTATAAAAAAAAGACAAAAAACGGACATAAAAAACTTACATGATACCATCTAAAAAACGATAGGATATAAACATTTTGATGATGAAAAGGTTTATGTACTTCCAAGCCTAGGGTAGGTCATGGAGGAAACATTCAACCCCAATGAACGAATTTTGACTGCTCCCCTCGCTCTTGAGCATATCAAGAGTAACGGAGGGTGTACTTTTGGGATATTGCATAATGAAATCGATTACTACCCGTTTAATCCTGATACATTTATGTTTATCAATAAAGATTTTTCAACACATAGACAGGCTTTCGCCGTTGCTATACATCTAGGCGATGATTTGAGAATATCTAACTATTTACTATGTGATGACCATTTACTTCATTTGATTATTGAAAACTTTTGTCAATGGGTTCAATATCAAAGTCCTTCCGCTTATTTTGGTGCGTGGGTAGATGGTGATGATTTGGTGCTTGATGCCACTGAAGTCCTTCATTATATTGATGATGCGTTTGAGGTTGCTGTAAGATTTGACCAGTATGCAATATATGACCTAATCAACGATGAGGTTATCCGCGTACAACCCGACGGAGGTGATGAGTAAATGAAGAATGCTCCTATTTGTAGCAATTGTGGCAAGAAGAAGACCAAAAACTATTATGTGTACGGTTCATGGAGATGCGAACCTTGCTACGATAAAGCCACAGACTATTATCATGGAACTGAATGTCACTGTAATAAATGTATGGGGGAAGAATAGATGGGTATGGAAACTTACTGCGAGATATGTTTTGATGCAAGAAGAAAAACAAACATGATTCAATGTTATCCAGATTGGAAAGAGGAAAGAATGTTTGCTTGCCCTGATTGTGCAGAATACAAATACCCAAATCATATAATCTTGTACAGTGATAAGGAATATCTAAAAAGTAAAGGTGATGAATAATGACTTATTACTTTGGCGATTCTACTTATGGAATCCTTTGTGCTTACTGTCAACGTGATGCCTGTGTAGGTATTCATGTAACCGATGAAGATGGCGAAGTAACCTCATGGTGTAGTAAAGAATGCAAAGAATGTTCTGAAAGGGAAGAAGGAGGTGAGGACTAACCCCTCTTTTTTTTAATTTTTTATTTGGACAAAAAATTATATGGACAAAAAATACTGGACAAAAAAAACAGTGGACAAAAAAATAAAAAAAGACAAAAAAATAACAAAAAAAGAAAATACAAAAAAAGAAAAAAAGACAAAAAAGTATATAAAAAGTACAAAAAAAGTACAAAAAAATAACAAAACAGCCCAAAAGTATTATATACCCCCAGCCCATCTGGTATGGGGTACGGGGGGGCGATTCGGAAGTATTATATACCCCCAGCCCAATATACTTAGGGGTCGGACGCGATAATTTTTTGCCCCTAGTTATTTTTTTCTGGAGTTATAGTATATAAGCGTTTAAGATGCGCTGACAGAAAAGTATTATATACTTGTAATGCGATTAGGTCGGAGGTCGGGTTCGGCGGAAAATGGGTCGCGTACAGGTGTTATTTTTTCCAAGGTACAAAAAAAGTGGCGAGCAGTCTAACGATTTTTTGAAAAAAATAAAATTGAATGCAAAACATCCCACAGTTGCCGAGGTGATTTTTAAAAAGTACAAAAACGCAGACGTAATCCCATATTTTTTGTACTTTCTTAGTACAAAAAAAATGCCGACCAGTCTAACGAATCGTTAAAATCTATATAGATTATATAGAATATGTGTTACTTTTTGCATTTGAAAATTAACATTTGTAAAAAGTACAAAAAAAACAAAATGTTATTTTTTAGAGAGATTTTATAAAAAGTACAAAAAAATTTTGTACCTTTTTTGGTAGAGAAAACAAAAAGTACAAAAAAATATTGTTATTTTTTATTGAGATAATATAAAAAGTACAAAAAAATATGCCTTGAAATCTGCTATCGCTTAGTTGTGATGGTAGGTTTTTCAGTCATTTTCTATCATCGAAATGTTACAATTCTACCATAAATAATTATCAATCAGAGGTTGATTTCACTACCTCATATTCGATTTGAAACCACTTTTTCATAGGAATCAAAATAGATACATTGTTCACCAGTGATACAAAATGATGCCCCAAAAGTAACAATTTAAGTACGAAATGCCTCAAAATCGCCAAAACAGCCAAACACAAAGTCTATATACTAGGTATTGCCTATTACTAAATATGGGAGGAATCGCGATGATTACAAACAATTTTATGAACGACGAAATGAACGAAGAACTACCTAGTGGTTGGTCCGAGGATATGGCTCAAGTAGCAAGAAGACTCGGTATCAATCCAATGGTAGTAAGACCAACAAGAACTAGGAAGGGACCAGTAGTTCTAGTTGAGGCAAATGGTGGATTACTAATTACTAACACCATTGGTAGCAAAGTGAGGTGGGCTTGAATGATTACTAAATTAACTCCATACATTATTGCTCATGCCAAATCCTTTGAAAGGGATTTCACAAAGGAGGAATGGGTCGATTTTGGGAAATATAAAACTAGAATACTTCGATTGTACAAACTTTATTCACTGTATCTTGATTCAATAAAAGGAGAAGATTTAGAAACTTGGTTATTAGTTAATTTCCTAAAAAATAGAGGCTATACTGATTTCATACCACCAGAAGATAGAGTAAGTTTACCTTGGGAATATTTTGACCAATCCGGCCAATTTTATGATGACTATGTGATTGAACAATCGTTGGGGGTGAAACAATGAGAACGTGCGATGATTGTGGTGAAGAAATAAAGTATCAAAATCTTGGTGATGGTGATGTCTATTCTTGTTGTCCTATTTGTGAATGGCATTCAGAAGGTGAAGGGGATAGCCAAATTATTCTAAATCCAACAAAAGAGCAAATAATATCTCAAAAGAAAATGTTGAATGAATTGTATGATTTGGTCTATCATTTACACTTTGCCCCTGTCTTTAGTAAAATACCTAAAGGTATGATGGTTGACCATAACGGAAATATCAAGCCAATTGAATTAGATGAGGTATTGGATAAAATTAGAGAAGTGAAAAACTCAATGATAATGGAGGTAGATGAACAATGATATTTGAGATTAGTATTATTGTGGTTATAGCATGGATGTGGTCTGATGAATGACATAATTAGAATCGGTTCAAGAAAATGCAAAGGCGAAAATTGTTCAAGAAGAACTCAATGCTACAAACGTGTTGATGTCGATGAACAATTATGTCGAGATTGTTTCCCATTCGATATTCCTGAAAATCGAGGCAAACATTCCAATCGTAAAAATCAGACTAAAGCATTGTTGAAACATCGAAATACAGACACAACAAAAGCAAGGGCTAAATTGGTAGTCAAGATGAAGGACAAAGGATTCACAAGGAAAATCAAGGAGAAATCCAAAACCACTAGGATTCGTAAAAAGTTGGCTGAATTGACTAAAGAGTTGGGTGAATTGACTAAAGATATGATTTCTGTTGATTCAATACCGATTGGTCATAGATTGGCTTTGAGAAGGATTCAATGTAAGAAATGCAAAGGAAATGCAAATCCGGCAAACATAACTCATATCTCAATGCACATACCAGAGAGAGGACCGAGAATGGTTCTTTGTGGTTCTTGTGGGGTGGTTGAATGATTGACCATAACGGAAATGAAATACCTAAAGGTACTTTTGTAGTTTGGCCTTTTACTCAATCTCATATCAAAAGAATAGAGGGATTGTTGATACTAACAGGTAATTTCCAAATCCCTAATCAAATTTGGGTAAATTCAGAAAACACTCATGAACATATTGCATGGGTAAAAATGCAGGGAGAGATGGCTTAAACACACTCTTAGTGCTGATAGGAAGGTTAAAGTACTTAGGGAATAATTGTAAAATAACAAGGAGGAATGCGAGATGCCAACCAAGAAAGAATTAGAAATAGAAATACAAAGACTAGAAGAACGACTAGAATCGGCCTATGAACAGAGAAATCAAATCATTGAAAATGGGTCGGAATGGACTAAAAAATATGTAAGCAGAATAGAGGAACTAGAAGGTTTTATCAGAACAATAGTAGATGAAAACCCAAGTATATTCTGTTGCTTCAACTGTATTCCAAATGCACCTAATCCACCGAGACACGTTGTTGATGTCTTTAGATTAGGATTGGAAAATGAATGTGAATGTAAGGGGGATGAATAAAATGAAACAGAGAACTTTTGAAATGATGAAAAAACAAATATGGACTTTCTTAGAGGTCTTAGGTACGACTAAAAGAGGTAGAATAACACTTGCTAATATAGCAATAGTATGTGACCAAATATTGAAGGAGGATGAGTAAAATGGATTATTATACACAATACTATGATGAATTTGCTAAGATATTAACAGAATGTCTTGAGGGAGATAGAAATAAGTCTTATGACTTGATTAGGGCAATAGATAAAATGCACCAAAGAGGCGAGTTTAAGTTCGACCAATTCAGATGTATGGTTTCAGATGTAACAAGGAGGCAATCAGAATGAGTTTGGAAAATGCAGGTAAAAATAGATATGGCAAAGGAAATTTGTGGATTTACACAGACAGTCGAGGAAATAAACATCTACTACAAAACAGAGGTTGGTATTCTGGTGGAATGTCTGGTGGATATACAATGTGGGTTTCATATGGAGAATCCACAGGATTCAATGGTATGTGGAATGGTGCAGACTTAGAAATATCAGATTCAAGAAAGAGATTGATTCAGAAAATCGAAAGGAGGTATGTAGAATGAACTGGTATTATCCGTTTAACGACACGACTTTGAAATTAGATATGAGTATAAGCACTTTATTTATGGTTGATAGAATTGATTTTGTAACCCAAGATTCAATCTTTATTTATCAGACTTTTTCGCTTACTGATATAGGTGAACGTTTCGATGTTGAAAACTGTTACACTAATATGCAAAAATTTGAAAAACTTAGTAGTAGGTACAATAGAGAGCAGGTGGTAGAATGAAATTTGAATATAGTGATGAAGTCTTTGAACAAATAATCAGAGTTATGAAAGACATAACGGGTGAATGCTGGTATGATATTTTCGGGACCAATGCTGAATTGATAGGAGGCAACTCTGAATCAGACAAACTATTACAAGAATATTTTGATAGTCACGTAGAAATAATAATGGGTACGGGTGATTTTTACACTCCACACTTACTTGAGTGGCTGATTATAAAAAAGCACACTCTTACTGCTGATGACAATATTAATATAGTTGAGCGAGAATTGGTAAATAACAAGAAGGAGTTGGTATGATGGAGATAACAATGAAAGAACTAGAACAAATGAAAGAAGATAATATGGATGAAGCAGACAAGATAATTACAGAGAAGATAATCAAACTTGCCAAGCAAGGTTATACTTCTGCTGGAATTGTCTGGATGCTTTGTAACTTCAACTTGATAACTGGAAAGGGTAGAGATGAGAAGATTGACAATCCGTTTGAAGGAGAGATAATCCAAGTCACAGGAGGCAACTAAGATGAGAAGAACACCATATACTTGTACAGAATGTGGACAACCAATATTGTTCTATGAGAAGATGCCGACTACTGCCGAGGAAAGACATATTTGTGCAGATTGTAGAAGGAGGAATCAAGAATGAACACGACACTGAAAGAAGCCGTCATGATTCATCTTGAATATATGATTGCTAAAAGGGAGGCCGAGCGATATTGGAAAGAACTGGGCAGAATAGAAGGTGATGAAGAATGAGTGATATATCTGATGAAATGCTTAAGATTATTCAAGAACTTGTTGAAGATGGTGAAGAGGTGTTAGCATGAGTGTTTATGTTGTAACTGATGCCAATTGGGGTGCTTTGGTTTTCACTACTAAGAAGGGGGCTTTAGACTATGTATTTCAAGATGAAGAATTCATTCCGGCTTATTATGAAGAAAACAATTTATTCAGAAGTTCAGCAGACCGTAAGTTAGCATACGGTTATCAAATTAGTGGGTCATCTGATAGATTGGGAGATTTCACAATCACAAGGTCACGACTTATCAAGAGAGGGCAGGTGGTAGAATGAACACACTCTTAGTGCAGACCGAAGAAACTATAAACGATACCACGAATGGTAAAATAACAACAGAAGGAGGCAAGTAATATGGCTAGAACGAAAACAAAGAAGAAAGGAAATGCAAGACAGAAGGCTTTAGATGTTCATAAGAAAGTAGCATCAAAGATAATCGAAAATCTGGAGAAGGGAGTCCGACCTTGGAACAAACCTTGGAAGGGTGGTCAATCAGCAGGAATGTTTGGTTTTACAGACCTACCTGTTTCAGCATCTACTGGTAAATCATATCGAGGCGGTAATGTCTGGTATCTAAGTATAGTTCGGGATGAAAATAATTATGTCGATAATCAGTGGGGTACTTACAATATCTGGAAGAAGAAGGGAGAACAACACGCCAAATCTATTGGCTCCGATGAATACTTTGGAGTTCAGAAAGGTGCTAAGTCTCATCCTGTTGTCTATTGGAAGAAGTCTAGGTGGATTGAAGAAGATGAGGTGACTGGAGAAGAAAGAGTTAGACACTCATTCCATCCTAAGTATTTCTTAGTATTCAACAGAGCAGAAACAGGTCTGCCACCGATTGAGAAACCTAAGATGACTAAGAAGGAAGAGAAGAAGAAGAAGGAAATGGCTATCATTGATGCCGAAAAGATATTCGATAAAATGGTAGAGGATTTTGAAATCGACTTTAGAGAATCAAAGCAGGGTAGAGCATACTATTCACCTAGTCAAGATTATATCCATCTCCCTAACAGAGATTTATTCAAGACGGCAGAAGGTCGAGTTGGTACTGCTTTCCATGAGGCAGTTCATTGGACTGGTCATGCTTCAAGATTAGATAGGGACTTGAGTGGAATGTTTGGAGGCGAGGATTATGCTAGAGAAGAACTGGTTGCTGAAATGGGTGCGGCTATGCTCTGTATGGGTGCTGGAATCGAAGGGAAGGCTCTTGAGGAAGGACTAGAAAATTCAGCATCATATCTTCAAAGTTGGCTAAAGGCTATCAAAGAGGCTAAGGATGGTGGTGCTAAGTTCATCAACAGTTCTGCTTCAAAGGCTCAAAGGGCTTGTGAACTACTGATGCCTGATGTGTTCGGTTTCAAAGAAGAAGATAAGAAGGAGGGAGAAGAATGATTGACACAGACAAATACGAGAACCACGACATGATACGAATTGCCAAACAACTGTTGATTGAAGACGCACCACTACTCCTTGAAGAAGTCAAGCGGTTGCGTAAAGAATTGGAAGATTGCTGGGAATATATCTCCCACATAGATAACCATGATATGCAAAGCCTTGCTGATGATTCATACAGTAGAGAAAAAGACAGGTTAAGGAGGAAATTGAATGAACGAAGTGACTTGTAATAAATGCGGCTGGCAAGGAGAAGAAGAAGATTTAGTGATGTTTGAAGATGAGGATGGTTTTGGAAAAGGTTGCCCCAGTTGTAAAACAGATTGCTATTTAATGGATAAGGAGATGATTGAATGAGTGAAATATGGTCCCAAAAGTATAGGCCCACCACATTCAAAGATGTGATAGGTCGTGATGATGTTGTAGCCCAATTTGAGAATATGGCTTATGTATTGCAGAATTTCTTGTTTCATTCTCAAGAACCGGGTACAGGGAAAACTACTATTGCTCGCGTTTTGGCTAATGAGTATGGAATGCAACTTCATGTGTTTAATGCCTCAACAAAGAAAGAAAGGGGTATTGGGTTCATCGAAGAAGAACTGATTCCGAGAACTAGGACTGGTAATCACAGGCAAATTTTCTTACTTGATGAGGCAGACCAATTAACTGATGCGGCCCAATCCGCTCTTAAAGGAGTTATGGAGAACGCTCATGGTTATTTCATATTGACTTGTAACAATCTCGCTAAGGTTTCTCCTTGGCTACAATCCCGATGTAAGGTAATACATTTCGCACCTTACGAAAAAGAGGATATGCGGAAGATTTTGACTAAGATAGCAATTCATGAAAACATTATTCACGAAAGCGTTAGCCGTGATGTTTCAACTTATATTACCCGCATAGCCGAACATCATACTGACGCTAGGGCGGCAATAAATTTTCTACAAGCATACGCTAACTATGGTGCAGACAAAGACAAGTTCCTAGCGTCTTTGGGTACTCCCGATGTGGACTACGCTAAGTTCCTTCGTGTAGCAGTACGAGAGAAGTCCTTTGATGGTGCATTGAAGATTATCAAGGGCCAACCATTGAAAGATACTCTAAAGGGTATCTTTGATTATGTGGTAGAATCCGACGCAAAACAAGAGTCAAAACTAACAATTATTCACGCTCTAATTCAGGCAGAACGTGACCTTATATCCGGCGTTTCGCCGGAACTTATTCGCGCCAACTTTGTACGAAGTTGCATCCCAAACCAAGCATTGAGGGGTGAAGCGTGAACTTTATATGCTTAAACGAACAAGGATAAATTACCCGACAGGAGAATGAAAGACATGACATTGAATGATGAAATGATGAAGAATGTGGCAGCGAATGTAGGTGTGGAAGTGTCCACTCTAAAGGTACGAGCAGAAACCGTACTTGATGAGCAGGGACCGGCATGGCGCAACGCTGGAAAGAATGACGAGGAATGCGGAGTGTTTGCTCTACGAGTTGCAGCAAGACAATTGGCATCTGAAAGTGCTAAGTTAAAAAGAAGTGGTGCTGAATCCCTAAAGGGTATGTTTATCAGTGTACCTAGATACAAAGATTGGGGCCAACTGCTATACCGTAAGATGGACAACACTCTAAAGATGGCTAGTGAAGATGTACGAGAATCCTTAGTAACACAGGGCAAAGTAGTAATCTTTACCGATAATTACGACGGTACTTTTAGTCGTGCTATCAACCCATCTCTACGAAACAAAGTCGCCTTTGAAGCAGACTACGATGAAGATTCGGTAACCGAGTTGCCTAAGAACATCAAGCAACTTGATGAATCTACTTACTACTACATAGTGTGGGATAACAAGTCTCCGACTTTCCCATCCGGTGATGCTAACTTCAAGTACGGCTCTGCTAGACCTACTAAGGAATTAGAGAGAACTATGCTATTCGCTACTGCTGACGGGCCTGTAACAATCAAGGCTTCTGGTGTTGTTGCCGAAGATGCCCCTCCTACCTTTGTACCCGGAACTTATGCGGTTCGTATGGGTCGCAACGGTGTTGGTTATGCTAAGGCTGGAGTATCTGTGTTCAACCGCGACGATTCACTAGCATCTGAATTCCCTCTACCGCCCTTCCGTAGCGAAGATGGTGGTCTGATGGGCAGTATGCTTGGCGATGACCTATTGAAGAATCTTGATGCCGTTGGCCCGTTCTATGAGGCTAATCATGGGACTGATGGATGGTGGGATAGACTCATTGGTGTACTTACAGAAGTTATTAGTATTGAACCTCGCGACAATGGTGGCTTCAATCTAGTAGTTGCTGACTTGGATATTACTTCTATGGCTCCAGTGGTGGACATCTATATCCCTGCTTCCCAAGAAAGTATGATTGACTTCGCCGTTGGTACTAAGGTACTTGTGATTGCACAACCTTGGAAGACTCAAGATGATGAGTACCGACTATCTGTAAATGGTTGGTGGGCCTTCGATGCGATTGCTCCTATGGCAGACGTACCAGTAGATTCTGTGGATGATGGGTGGGACGCATGAGTTGGGGCCAAACCGCAAGAGCCGCCGCCGCCGTCCGCGCCGACATCGCCGCCGCTACTCCTAATCCAGCCATGAAGACGGCTTACGATGCAGACTACTACAATAACTTGTTTGACAACAATCAAGCAAAGTATCGTCCTGTTCGTATGGCTCTTGTTGGCCGTGAGAATACTGCTAAGACTGGACTTGCTCTTGACCTACTTAGGCCGGAGATTGAGGCTGGAAAGAAAGTCGCTATCTTCGATGTGGACAATTCTGCCAAGCAGACCGTTGATTATCTGTACCCCGGAAAGGACAATATCATAGTGCTTCCTCTCTTTGATGAGTTAGATGATTCTATCTTCAATGACGATAACTCTGTGAACTATACGGCTCTTATCGATAAGGTATCGTGGTTTACTAATATTGTAGCAGAACGTGTCAAGGCTGGAGAAGAATATGCTGGTATCATCTTTGATGGTGGCTCTACTTTCCTTAAGTGGTGCGAACAGGCTATGACTTATGTATTGCAGAATCGCTCTAAGAATCCGGTCAATCCCGAAGATGGAGATAGATTCAACCAAGCAGAATGGCGCATTCGTAACAAACTGTTCCGAGATACTATTCAACGTATTCATGGGTTAGATGTACCAAAGGTGTTCTTCACATTCCACTTGAAACCTATTCAAGAGTATGTGGACAACGGCTCTGGTGGCAAAGTCCTAATGAGTGTCGGTGAACGCCCTGAATGGGAGAAGGGAACTATGCGTTGTTTCTCACAACAAATATTCCTAACTAGATACATGAAAAAGGCTGACCCTGCGGCTGGTGTTAAGGGAGACAAATCCTTAGCCGAAGGTGAATGGGCAGTAAAGGCAATCATTGAAGAAATGAAGGGTCACAACATGGAACATCTAGGTGAGACACATACTATTCTATCTGTCAAAGATGGCAAAGTAAATTGGTCTGGTCTACCCTTCTTGAATTGGGAGTGATTGAATGATTGTTAGAAACGATGCGCTAACTAGACTTCTTACGCTAACTAAGCGACCACAAACGGTTGCTGGCAAGAAGCAAGACCAAGTAGAATCTACTCTACTTCGTTT